AAGATGATTGAACAAACCACCCCAGCGAAGCCAGCAAAAAAGCGCTCACTGTTTAGCCGACTCTTCGGTCGCTAAAAAAATACATGACCACGGAGCGAAGAAAAGCTCCAAGACGGTCTGTCACAAAAATTGAGAGAGCTGGTTCTTGGGGTAACGTCATCTACAGACACTTTCTCTCCTGTGGTCACGTCGAGGAGCGCAAACGTGCGGCTTCAACGCCAGAACTTGCGTGCACGTGGTGTCCCAAGGCTGAACAAAAAGAACAAGAGATAAAGGCGCTTTCACGCCCTGGGATACTTGTTGCCTACGAGCCAAATCTTGCCGACCAAGAATTAAAAATAGAATCATCGAGAGCCGCAATAGCACAGAGACTCGGTGTCCCACTTGATGCTGTAGATATTGCCTCAGAAGATATTGCTGGCGAACTGATTATCAGGAGCGCAACTATTTACTTATCTGCACGAGATGTAGCAAGGATTGTTGACAGCAGGTAGCATTCACAAACAGGTTGAACTGAACATGGAGGGGCAATGTACGAAGAAGTAATCCACGGAATAAACAGGATTACAAGAATCGATGAGCCCCCGCGAGATGGCGCATGCAAGGGTCATGACCCAAGAATGTGGTATCCACACGCATCTCGTAGTGATGAAGGCAACTACTCAGAGAATTACAAAAAGGCTATTGAGGATGGGAAAGCGGCGAAGAGGATTTGTCTCGGCTGTATCAAAAAACTTGAATGCCTCAGTTATGCGTTATATCATGAGGGGCATGGAATATGGGGAGGAAAGACTGAGCGTGAACGGAACGCCATTAGACGACTTCTCAAAATTCAAATGGTTCCTCGTGAGCCCTTTATCATGGTCTCGCGTGAACAGGTGGCCTTGAGGGATGAGTAATCACCCATCAGAACAAACAGAGAACTTCCTTAGCAGACTTCAAAATGTAAGAAAGTCTGGCAAGGGTTGGGTTTCTAGTTGCCCCTGCAGAAGTGATGACGACAACCCATCGCTTTCAATCTCTGAGGGTAACGATGGTCGTGTTCTCGTAACTTGTCACCGTGGTTCTGGCTGCAACTTTGAGCAGATTTGTGATGCTGTTAGTCTCAAACCAGCAGACCTTATGCCACCGAGTTCTGAAAGCTTTTCTATCGATAGATTCGGCAGTAAAGCGCCAGCACCAATCCGCACTCTCAAGCAACCAGAAAAAACAGAAAAAAATCTGAATATCCTGCCGCAATCTAAACCAAAGTTTGTTGAGTCATACGACTACCTGGACGAGAACGGTGTTTTACTTTTTCAGAAACTGCGCTACGTGGATGAGAATGGCAAGAAAACCTTTAGGCAAAGGAAGCCTGATGGCGCTGGTGGATGGGAGTACTCGCTTGGCGACATACCTCGACCTCTTTATAATCTCCCAGCAGTATTGACGGCAAAGCAGCAAGGCTTCCCTATCTGGGTTGTTGAGGGCGAGAAGGATGCCAACACCCTCATTGATGTTGGGATTATCGCAACCACTATGCCTAATGGTGCTGGTAGCTGGATGGATATCCACACAGAAGCCCTAGCGGGGGCAACAGTAGAAATCATTGCTGACAATGATGAAGCGGGCAAGAAGCACGCACAACAGGTGCTTGATGAATTAACCAACGCTGGGTGTAGTGCGCAGGTTTGGTATACACCCAAGCACAAAGACATTACGGACCATCTTTCCGCCGGCCTAGGAATCGATGACCTTGAGTATATGGAAAGCTTTAGCGAAGAATCGTCTAGCACCACCCCACTCATAGATGAAGTAATAGAGGTAGAAGAACTTTCACCAGAAGAGCAGGCATTACACAAGCTGCAAGAACTTCTGCAAAGAGATGATATCGATATAAAGCAGAAGATTTTAAAGAGCAATCTAATTCTTTCGACGGCTACTGTTTCTTTCGTTCTCGACACAGGAAGGCTCGTTCACTGGAATGACTTCCTCCAGGAGACAACTGGTGAAAAGTATGAGTGGGTAATCCCTGGTCTGCTGGAGCGTTCCGAAAGGGTTATTGTTGTTGCCGCAGAGGGTGTTGGTAAAACAATGCTCGCACGACAAGTTGGGATTCTTTGTTCTGCCGGCATTCATCCTTTTTCTTTCCAGCCGATGCCAAGAATTAAAACACTTACTGTTGACCTAGAAAACCCAGACAGAATTATTCGTAGAACATCTCGCGGAATAGCGGAGAGAGCCATGGGAATGGCACGCACATCCAGACTTGACGCTCACCTGCTGACCAAGCCATCGGGAATGGACCTACTCAAGGCCGCAGATAGGGCAATACTGGAAGAAGCACTGGATGAGGTGAGGCCAGAGCTCCTTGTTATAGGACCTCTATACAAAGCATTCCTAGACCCAGGTGGGAGAACATCGGAATCAATTGCTATTGAGGTCGCCAAATATCTTGACACAATCAGGACCGTGTACAGATGTGCCCTATGGATTGAGCATCACGCACCATTGGGTACAAGTATGTCAAGCAGAGATTTAAGACCATTTGGTTCTGCCGTATGGTCCAGGTGGCCAGAATTCGGTATCTCGTTGCAGCCAGACCCAATGGCTCTCGGTGATTACGTCTACGATGTTAGACATTTCCGAGGTGCCCGTGACGAGCGTCAATGGCCGACTAAAATGAAGAGGGGAAAGACTTTCCCATTCGAGGTGCTCGAATTCATGACGGTCGGCAAAGACAAATGAGCGAAGACAACAAGCCAAAACCAATACAAACGAAAGAATTCCTCAATGAGAGGGATATGCGCATTTTTAAGATGCGTCAGGCCGGCACGTCCGTAAACGAAATAGCCAGAAGATTTGGTATGTCGACCAGTTCTGTCTCTAGGTCAATTCAGAGACAGCTAGAAAAGATGAATCGCGAAACCATCCTTGCTTATCCAGAGGTTCTTCGAATGGAGCTAGAAAGATTGGACAACCTCCAGCAGGCAATCTGGCCAATGACACAGCACCGAAGAGTCCAGATGGATGACGGAACAGAAATGCAAGTTGAACCAGACCTAAAAGCAATACAGCAGGTTCTTTCTATTATGGATAGAAGAACAAAACTTCTTGGCATGGAACAGACGAACTTGAATGTCAATGTGGATACAAATAGTTCAGCAATACGTGCAGTTATCGCTGGGCAGCCAGGACTGAATAAACCAGCCACGGGATTCGATGCCGAATCTGAAGCAAAGAAACTTCTGGAACTCATGGCCATTGCTGGCGTTCTGCCAGAGGGGACGATTAAGTCTCTCCTGGGTGCTGACCAAGCAGAGATTATTGATGCCGAAATAGTTGGGATAGAAGGTTCCGCTACGGACGAGTATCTTGAGATAGGTTATGATGAAGACGAGGACGGCGATGAGCAATAACCCAGAACATTCAAATATTCGCGCAGCAATGGACAAGGTTGCGGAATCTATTGAGCCGACCATTGCTACAAGCAATATTGACGAAGAGGGGCCAGCCGACAAGCAGGTCCTCATACGGACAAATGAAGCAGAAAGAGAGCGCTGGAAAAGCGCAGCTGAAAAAGAAGCAATGACACTCTCTGCATGGATTCGTAAGGCATTGAATGAGTCAGCCTCAAATGTCCTTGACTGCCCTCACCCGATTGACCTCATCCGCTTCTATCCATGGGCCGGCGGCAAAAAGGTTTGCACCCGCTGCCGTCAAAGGTTATAGCACTAAATTACCTAAATTTATTGAGCACCAAAGCAATGGTATTATTGCTTTGAATGTCTGAGAATAAAGAATTCCCTATTCCCTTTGATGAGTCACGTCGTGGAAAGCGTGCAGGTCATGAGGAGAAGTCAATTGGCCGTCGACTCCTTGGTCGCGCAATAGATAGACCATCAATTGGAAGAAATAGGGGTCGAAACAACAATGTTGACCTACCCACTGGGGGCAAGCCAGGAAAACGCCGCCCAACGGGAACAACGAGAGACATCGACGGCGATGGCTGGGTTGATGAAGGAACCACGAACCCCAGATGGATGGGGGTCCCGAGCGGGAATGGGAACAGCCCTGGGGTACCTAATGGGAATAGAAAAAATCCCAACGTAAAACCAAACGCCCCTAAGTCAAGCCGCGAAATAGAGTCAATATTTCTTTCCAGTGGAAAACTTCGCGAGCGTCCAGTAGTCGAAGAGATAGACAGAAACCTGAAAGATGGCTCACTTAGCACCTCTCCCAACAAGGGAATTATTGGTATGCGTGATGGCGGATTTTCGGTCGCAAAAAAGCCAAGTGAGTCTGATTCATTTCTACGTCAGGAATACCGTGAATGGTCAATCGGTGACGAGAAGGTTATCTTCGGCATACCAGAACGCCCTGCATCAATGGCCGATGACCCCGGTTACTACGACGGTGATGCAAAAATCGTACCCATGAACCCTTATGTTATTTCAGGATTGCCAGCAGACTCCAAAGAGGGGCAAGAAATAGCAAAAAAGTGGGCTTATGCGAAATCGTCAGCAGAAGTTGCCGGCGACGAAGAACCTACATACATAGAGGCACTTCTATATGCTGGGTCGCGTGGTGACTCCGAGGCAATGAGCATATTCGATGAATTTGCCAAAGTGGGAAAAGCTGCTGCAGATAAGGCAAAAGAAGAAAGAGCTGCGACATATCTTCAGTCATACAACAGAGAAGATGTTCAGCAGGACCTAAAAAGAGCCGGTCTCGACAACCTCTCGATTGATGATTTATATCTAGTTCATGAAACCAAATATGAACCGGAATTCGACGAAGATGGCAACTTGATGCTTAGGCCTCTTGGTGATTGGGTTCTCAAGAATCTAGATGGCCAGGATGCAACATACGATAGGGAAACAATTCATTTTGCAATGAACCACCTTGCCGGCGGCCATCTTATGAGGCAGAGAAACGACGAGGGTGAAAACAGGTACATCATAGTATCCAAGCTTTCAGACGTTCTTGAAATGAATCCCGGCTCCATTGATGCCTTAAATCCTGTAGATGTTGGGCTCGTTCCACCACCCAATGAACCATTGAGGCTTCCAAAGAAATCCATAAAAGTTTTAGAAAATCCAGATACGGAAGACGTCGACTCCCTTGTGTCACAAACTCTCAGGGAAATGGGTGCAAAACACATATTCACTGCGGGTGAGTACGGGAATAAAACCGAAACAAGTGCAATTCTAAAGATTGCCTCAGAACTAGGCGCAAATGTTGAGCTTCACGCAAATACACCGAGTGGTTCAATTGAGCAAATTGACAAGGGCACAAATTTATCTGGCTCTTTCATTGGTGCCAACTGGCTTGGTGAAATGAGCGAAAACTCAATAGCGCGACTCGGCAATAATTCAAAATGGCACGGATTAAAGGAAACCGGCTACTCGATGCGCCGAGACGAATATGAAGATTTGCTAAATTCAAATTCTGGGAAGCTCGGTTCTGACACTGGTAGAAGTGAGGTTCTTTTTAGCGGCAAAGCTCCACAGTATCCACGTCCACCGGCATACGGTCCACTTATTGGCGGAGCGGAAGAATATTTCGATGGAGTTAAAGACTGGCAAGAATTCGCAGAAAAGTACCGTGGCCGAGATGTTGTATGGATTGACTATGAAACAACTGGGTTAGTTTTTGATGAGTTTGGCAAAAGCTCGGCAAATGGCAAACCGGTTCAGCTTGGTGCCGTCAAAGTAAGAGATGGCAAAATAGTTGACCGATTTAATGTATTTATAAATCCAGGCGAACCACTTGGCGAATGGTCGAGACAGTATCTCCGTGGTCCAGGTGGTGAGAACCTTACTGACGAATGGCTATCTACTCAGATGTCTTTATCTGACGCTCATAGACAATTTGCTGAGTTTGCTGGAGCTGGTGCAATACTTGGCCTCCAGAATGCAGCTTTCGATAAAAACGTTCTCGAAGATGAACTCAAGGAAAACGGCATAGATTGGCAACCAACTGGGTACATCGACACCATGGACATGTCCGCCATGACCTTGCCAAAGTGGACGCCAGAAAACCAAGATGGGCCATCAATGGTCGGCCGCGACGGAGAAAGACGTGCATCCAGCAGTCTTAAGGCCATAACGGAATACCTGGATGTCGAGCTTGGTGACAAGCACCACACAGCCGACGCTGATGCTGAAGCGGCAGCCATGGTTATGGAGAACCTCATTGCTAGGGCCATAGAAAATGGCTGGACAGCTGACGCAATAAAGCCAGATACGCGACGCGAGTTTGTGGAGAAGCGTAAAAAAGAATTTGACGAAAAAGTAGCAAAATTTGAAGAAGACAAGAAGTCTTACCTTGACGCGTTAGCCAATGAGTCCGATGGAGACAAACTTTCATCTGGGGCAACCAAGACAAAAGCACGTAAATACGGAGATAGCAAACCTGGCGGTGAGGAACGATTTATTAGAAATAGTTCAACATGGCTAAAAGGCTTAAGCTCAAAACAGATTGCAGAGCTTGTTGTTCCCGAATCCCATGAACAGTACATAGAAATGCTGCTTGATGATTACTTCCCTGCCCGAGATGGTGAAAATCCAGGCTTTGTGGATGCATTTAAAAACAACTTGATTGAGTCAATGAAGAGGAGTCCGTGGATTAAGGGCGACTACTCAGAAGAATCGACTGAAAAGATTAGAGAACTTGTTGAGTCTTCTCTTGAGGCCAGCCCGTCACTGAAGTGGGCATTTGAGAACTTTGGTGCCCCCATGTTTGTGATGCTTACGCCAGAAGGTGCATCGCTTTATGAGAATCAGCCAGCGCTAAAGGCTAAAAGAGAACAAATAATGCAGTCTCGTGGTTTAAAAAGTGAGCCGTTCGTTAGGGGTATACAATTCACTGGCAAAGACCTTATTTCATTCAATAGAAAACTGATTGTTGACCAGATGTCAAATGACCCAGACTTTGAGACATCCCCATTGATTGCAGATGCCAATCACGTTGTTAGACCGGGAAGGGCAAATATTGACATAGCAGCATCATCTACGCTTTCTCACGAGTATGGCCATTGGCTTCAGAAAAGAGCACTGCGCGAAAATGAGCGCACGGCGAAATCAGTTACCGGAGTCAAGTACGGCGGAGAACAAGTACCTAGCTCTAGAATGCCACTTGTTATAAGAATTGCTGAAATGTATGAAAATGCCGAAGTTGATGAGTTGATTGGCAAAGCTCACAGGGACGGAATGCCCCTAGAGGCGACTCCATCAATACCAAGAACACTAACAACGTATGCCCACACAAACGGCAGGGAGATGATTGCCGAGGGATTCAGTGCATTCTTTCATCCAAATCCAGATGTCAAGAATCAGGCAATCAATAAAAAACTGCTAGATGATGTTTATCGAATGCTTGGTCTGGAACCCGGCGAAGCACCGTGGTCGGCTTAGTAAAATACAGAGGAAATACAAATGAGAGAATTTAAATCAGTAGGCGAATCAGCGGCATGGGTTGAGGAAAGTATCGACTCGTTCGTTAATGAAGCTCCAGAAATTCTGGTTAAAGCCGCAAACATGACATACACAAAGCCAGAATTGCGTGAACGTCTGAAAAAAAGAATTATGGCTGGGTCTAAAGGTGGCAAACCAGGGCAATGGTCAGCCAGAAAAGCACAGATGCTCGCAATGGAATACAGAAAAGCTGGTGGCGGATACAGGGGCAAGCTGGGAAAGAATCAGCGTTCGCTAAAAAAGTGGACAAAAGAAAGATGGACGACATCAGATAATAAGCCAGCTATCAGAAAAGGTGGGACGAGGAGATACCTCCCTGCTAAGGCATGGTCTAGGCTTACCCCAGCACAACGAAGAGCCACAAATCGTAAAAAAATTCTTGGCAGCCGTAGAGGCGAACAGTTTGTTAGAAATACAGAAGCAGCAGAGACTGCCGGAAGGAATGCGAGAAGTTAAAATGGGTAGGTCGTTTGACCAGGATGATGATGAGTACATCGAGCTACTAGCCGAGTACGAAAGATACGTAAAGTCAAGCCCTGGGGCATATGAAGACTTTGATGATTGGCTAGAAGTTGAATACGGCCAGTCAAAGAAAAAAGTCATAAAACGAACAAGAAGACGAGAAAGGGAGTAGATATGACAACTCCATGGATTGGTCTAGATGACGCTGACCTCGACTATGTTGCAGAAATTGGCGACACCGAAAGACGTGAAGGCTACGAAGAGATGATGGACATGATTGCCATCTACGAGCACACAAAGAATAGGCTCGCCAAAAAAAGTGGTAGCGAAAATGAAAGCGATGAGGCCGAGTAATACTCGACCCCACCGCAATCAACTACTTACGAGTGCTTTTTGTCCTTTTTGCGGGGGAGTTTTCTGAAGCAAGAGCCTTGAGTTCCTGCTCATAAATTTCCGTGAACTCACCCGAGTGTCTGTTCTTTAGAACCAGGTGTGCTCTCCTGCGCGCCTCTTGACGAACAGCATTTCTAGCCTGAGATTCTGCCTTTTGTTCCGGAGTATGGCGAGGCCTTCCTCTACCCATTCCCTTTTGCTTGAGCTTGTCATATTCAGACATGTCTATAACTCCCCTTTTCAGTAGGTGTTTTGTTTAGGTGTTGACATAGTAACCAGTATGTCCTACCGGGACAACCCCAATCAAAGAAATATTTTTAGAACACAAAAAAGGGGTCCACCGCAGGTTTTCCCACGGTGGACCCCTTCGGGGGGGGCTATATCAGAAGGGCTCTTCTGATGAGTCCATGCCAGGGATTGTTGAGGCACCAACGCCAGCCGGGGTGGCTGGACGCTGACGACGCTGCTGATTGCCCTGTGGGCGCTGCTGACCGCCCTGCTGCGTGTTTCCACTAGAGGTACGGCGGGTAACCTCTTCGATTGAACGGGTGGAAATTCCAACCTCCTCGGCAACTAGCTCAATGAATGAGCGATTATTGCCTTCCTTGTCCTCGTATGAGCGCTGTTCAAGGCGACCATATACGATGACTCCGATTCCCTTTTCGAGGGTTTTGGCTGCGTTCTCTGCGACATATCGCCATGCGGCAACATTAAAGAAGCTGGTCTTTTCCTGCTTGGCACCATCATTGTCGTACCAGATGTGAGAAGCGGCGACTGTGAAAGTCAGCTTCATCTGGCCTGAAGTGGTGAATGTTGCCTCTGGGTCAGCGGTAAGATTACCGATGACAGTGATTGGTGATGTATTCATTTTTCTCCTGAACTCACGGGTTGGGACATCACTATATCCACGGATGTAGTACGCTGTCAACCATGCCGAACCCAGAAGCAAAACTTAAACTTAGTGACAGTATTTATAACGTAATTTATGAAGTTATCGATAA